TCATGCTGTCACCTCCACAGAACGGGACGCCCCGGTAATCGCCAGCCGCCGATTCGCCACCAGCTCGGCGGCATCTCGCACCGGCTTGTCCTCGGTATGTACGTAGTGCATAAACATCGCAACGGTCTTGTGACCTGTGAGCTTCATGCCCACTTTGGTTGGCACGCCTGAGTTGGCAATGTCGGTCGTCGCTCGATGGCGGATGCCGTGCGTGCCGACATGCGGCACGCCGGCGGCCTTGAGCACGCGCTTCCAGCCGCCATAGTGTTCGCCATGCGTCAGATGCCGGGCCGGGTCGTTGGGCGACGGCAGGACGTAGGGGGAGCCCTCCCGGCGCGGCGCCGTCGAAAGCAGCCGATAGGCTTCCTCGCTCATGGGTTTGGAAATGCCGCCGGTCTTGCTGTCGGGCCAGACGACGCGGCGCTTTTCCAGATCAACCCAGCCCCATTCGAGCGGGCAGATTTCGGAGCGGCGGGCGGCAAACTCGAATTGCAGGCGGATCGCCAGCGGGATGACGTAGTTCTCCAGTCCCTCGGCTTCCAAGTGCTCCAGGTGACGGAAGATCCGCACCAGTTCATCGTCCACGATGAGCCGGGTTTCCTTGCCGGGCGGAAACATCGGGACGTGGCGGCACGGGTTTGTGCCGTCCGGACGCAGCCCCCACACTTCGGCCAGGTTGAACATCTTGCGCAGCACGCCGAAGGTGCGGTTGGCCTCGGCCGGCTTGTGGGCCAGCTTCTTCATCAGCGCGGCCACGTCCGGGCGCTTCACGTCCTGCACCTTCATCCGCCCCATGATCGGGATGATGCAGCGGTCGATGACGCCCTGATAGCCGCGCTGCGTGCTGGGCTTGTTGCGCTGCTTGGAGTAGTCCTCCATGAAGGTGTGGCAATACTCCTTCATGGTCTGTGCCTTGCGGGCGGCGGCCTTAGCCGCGCTGGGGTCGCCGCCCCGGCGCACCTCGGCCAGCCACTCCTGCGCCATGACACGGGCCTGCTCGACGGTCAGTTCGCCGTACTGGCCCAGGGCCGGCTTGCGGCGCTCGCCGGCGTTCGTCCGGTACTGGAGCATGAACACCTTGCGGCCGGCCGGGGTGATCTTGCACAGGAAGCCGGGCACCACGGTGTCCCGCAGTTCGATGGCCTGCGCCTGGGGCTTGGCGGCATCGACAGCGGATTTGGTGAGTTTGATTCTTGCCATGATGACTCCTCGGAAACCTCGGTTTCCAAGAGCCACATGGGAGCCACGCGACCGGAAGCCGGGTCAAGTTTCGGAAAGCACCGGCATATGATGGACGCGCCTAAGTCCTTGATAAACCTGCTGTAGCGGGCCTGGGCGCAGTCCAGCGAAGTGCCGGGCTGGAGTCATCGTCAAACAAAAAAAGGCACCGCATTGCGGTGCCTTTCTGAATGACCTGGGTCATGGGATGCAATGGCCGTGAAGCAACCGAAACAGAAGAGTAAATGATTGATTTGATTGATATTCAATCTACTTCAATCTACTTCAATCTACTTTGGACTCACTAATCGACTCACTTTGCGCGAGCCCTTGCACGACTGGACAGTTAAGACTGAGAACATGACCATGGCCAGAAATCGCATAGGGCGTAGTCATGGAAGATGTCCGATCGTTCTTACCATCCATAATTCCAGATCAGGCAAAACCATTTGGGGACGTTCTTCGGGAACTCCTGTACCAAACCACAGATGGGGCTCGCGTTAGCGGATGGGGGGTCCATCTAAGTCCAGACGAGCTGCACAGGGTTGGCATCCTGCTCTCCATGGCCCGAGATCTTCATAAAGAGGGCAAGGCTGAGGAAGGCTGGTTCTATCTTGTCCAGGCCCAGAAGACAATGGCGCACCGCGAAGGTTTAATGGAGGCAGCGTACGAGTCTTCTGATGAGGCGGCGGCGAGACGCGTTGCAGCCAAGAATGGCGCCATTGGTGGCAGAACCCCCAAGGCTGAACTTCTGGCTAGCAGACAGCGTGTAACTGCATCGATCTTAGCAATTCACTCCCAAAATCCATTCAGGTTCACTGCGGATTTTCGCCAAGCGATGTTTGATTTGGAAGATGGGAAGGGGAAGGATGAGAACTGGTTCCGACGCACCTTGCAGGCTTCGCCCAAGCTGACTGCGGTCTATGCCACGCTGACTAAGAAGAAGGTCCTGACAAGGACGAAGGCCGGTCAGTGACCGGCCCCTGATCCATCGCTGAGCTAGTACGGCCCCCCAACTCCGAACGTCCGAATCCTGGGGCCAGGCCGAAAGCGCAGGTAGAGGTCCTGTTTCGTGAGATATCGGAGCGCCTCGTGCACCGCCTTCCACTTCTCCTCATCTGAGCGATCAACCATCCCGATACCGGACCTCTCGTACATCTCTTTGTTCTTGTTGCAACTGAAGAACATCCCCCGCCCTTTGGTCACCGTCTGCCTCCAGTAGTGGCCAATCATGTCAGCAATGCTGATGTCCTTAGCGAGCGCTTGGCCGTTGTAGAAAATCGCTACATGGTAGTGGTGCCCCTTCTCGAGACCATACTCCAGGCGCCAGATGTACCCGGCCAGATGCTCTGAGAGCGGGCCCCTACGAAGATAGCTGAGCAGCCGGTCACGATGCTGCTGCGCCTCCTTCAAGCTCACACTCTGCGCGAAGATCCGCCCTTTATCAGAGAGGTTGGAGTAATAGCCGAAGTCCAGTCGGATAGCTAGCAGTTTTGAGTAGCCTTCACGCAGTCGCAAGAGCAGCTCACGCGAAGCTTTACCGTTCTCATGTTCACACCGCCTTAGATTACGCATGGCCCCACCAAGTGCGGGCCCTTTGGCGAAAGCGCGCATTTTTTCTATTGCAGCATTGACCCTGGGTACATCCTCAACGAAGAGCTTATTGCCCGAGAACAGAAAGCGAACTGGTGCAGAAAAGCGCTTAAACAGAGTGTAGTAAGGGCTATGCCGGTGAGCTGGAAAGTGTTTAGAGATTGCACCAAGATCTGACTTCAGGCTCAGAAGGAACGCTTCACCCAGGGTGGTACGACGTACAAACGACAGTTGATGGCGACTATCCACTTCAAACAGTGGCGCCTTCGGGCGTCCTCCGCGAGCGTATCAACCGCAACAAAGAGCTGGTCAGGACGCAGCAGAACGTTGAGGATGCTCATTTAGAAAGAACTCGGAGGCTACCGCAAATATGGCAGCTTGAGTGCCTCGAGTCCAACCGTCATGAGGCTCGCGGAAGTATGCACAAGCGTCCACTTGAGCTTGGTGTGATGCGAGGCTCACATCATTGAGTAGACACTGCAATCTCGTGGCTCTTCTCCGGTGCAAAATCCTTTGCTCCCGTGTCCAGCCCTACAACGGCACGGCCATGCACCCTCCCAACGCCTTCAGGATTCATTCGATCCTACCCTTGCTTGCGCCCAATGGCGCAATCATCCGATTGGAGCAGGTGCGATCAACCTGCAAAAACTGTGGACTGCGGTCGTCTCTGACGGAGGATGCCGGGTTCCATTCGGAGGTGACGGGTACGACCCTGACGTGTCCGGCTTGCGGATCCAAGGGTCTAATGGATGAGATCGAGATCTGGCACCACTGGCTTGAGCAGCGACGTCGTGAACGACTGCTGGCACTCTTTGATCCAGAGCCCGACGACCCACTTGATACTCAGGACCAGAAATGAATGATCGAACATCGGAATTGCTTGACCGCTTCCATTGCTGCGAAGCCGCAATAGAAGTACACCACGCCTACATCAAAGCACTGGAGTACGGCCTGCGCATGGCAGTATTCAGCCACCCTGCGCGCGAGCAGCTATCCGATGCGTGGCTTCAGCTGCTGCCCAATATCGCGGCGAAACACCGAGATGATGGCGGCGAGCTTTTCGCCGCCGCCTTCCAGCAGGCCCTTACAGTGCTAACCGAACAAATCGGCGAGCCAGACGGCAAGCACCAGGCTGCGATCGCGTACGGCTCGACTAACGCGACCAACAGATCCATCGCAGTCGCGTAGGAGGTTTGGGCGTCGTCGCGTTGATTGAATCGGGTCCAGTCCGCATGAGCCACGCGCTTAAGCTCATCGGGCTCGACTGGCAGCCACTTCATGGGCCAAAACGGCAGGCGGCGTTGCCCCCCTTCCCCGCTGCAGCTCCACGATGCCGTTGTGGCTGCTGGCACCCTGGCCCGAATCGTCAGACAGGCCCTAGGTCCTTCACCACCGCCTGGCCCTGCTGGAAGAACCCGATCAGCAGACGGCCGCCGGCGATTTGCCGCCTCCTCTGCTCATTGAGGTAATTGGCCTAGAGTCGTCCCTACGTCATCAGGTCGGCCTGCAGAATGGCAGGGCGCCACGCCCTTGAGTGGATCACCTGGTGACGCGCAAGCAGAGCTCTTAAACAGCCTGGATAGGTCTACGAGAGCATTCGAGGGCGGCAGCGAATCCACAAAAATGGATTGGATCGGATGATGATCCTTCAACCTTAGAAGCGGCTCCCCTCAGCCGTCGGCCGGGTGTCTCCCAGCCAAGCTCCCCATCGTGAAGGCATACCCGGCTTCCTCCAGAAGTGCTCTCATACGCAGCTCCACACGTCGGGGGGAGCGCAGTCCATTTGATGCATAGAGAGCATATACGTAGCCAGCACCGTCAATGATCTCGCGGCGGACTGCGCACTCGGTTGATTCAGTAGCTTCGCACCAGACAGACATTAGCCTAGCCGGGCTAATCGATTGCCCATTGCGAAGTCGGAAGAAAAGCCAGCGCACGCCTGGCGGTTGAGCTGGATCTACTCTAGCCATTGCGAGCCCCGGATTCGTCTGGATAGATCACTGAGAACTTCAGGATTCAGGCGAGGGCGCTCATCTTTCGAAGAAAGTGGTAGATCTATGCGCTCACTACCGTTCACTAGAGCGGGGAGATCAGACTGCAGATCAATCCACCACTCGGGAGGAAGCCGGAGCCCAGTACCCGTTCGATCGTAGATGCATATCGGGAAATTCATAGCGTTGCTCCTAGATGTACCGAGCATACGCTTGCACAATGTCAGGTCGGAATGCGACTACTACAACGCTGACGCATCAACTCTCTTTGCACATATGAACACGTGTGCTTCGTCTCGCTGAACTTTCAGGAACGACTCAAGCCAGCAAAGAGCAGCGCCTCTATTCGCAATCACCCTTCCCAGCTTTTCAGTCAAACACCGCGCACATTCCATTCCTCCAGGGCTTTCCCCTTGGCAGGTCCGGCACTGAGCCATCGTCGTGGTGGTCGCCGGGCGCGATTGATACATGATCTTCGTCATCAAGTTCACAGCTTGAGCGTGGGACGACATTTCAGCGATCCTGTTGAAACGGAAGGAGCCGCGCTGGGCGCGGCCACTCCTCAGACGTCAACGACGGCTATCGCGACCAGCACTGCCCTTTTGGTCCTGGCCGTGGGTCGACTGCTCAGACTCCTTGCTTCCCGGCTGCTGCTGTTGCTGACCTTGCTTTCCGGCGAGGTCTTCACCGCCAAGCTCGTTTCCGTCCACCTGGCCTTGCTGGCCTGACTGCTTCTTCTCGCCATCCGAGTTGGGACGGTCGTTCTGGTTCTGGGAAGTGTTGTTCATGTCTTACTCCGATGCAGCCATTTGCTGCCATCCAACAGTGGCCCCTTACGCGTTACGCAGCCGTGCGCGATTGACACGAGTATGAACAAGAGCCATGAACAGGCCGCTGTTCTTAGTGGATGTATAGTGCAGCCCTAACAGGAGAAGAGCATGGAACGGAAGAGAAACAAGGATTTCGTTGACGTCGACCGTGAACTCACTCACTGGCGACTGGCATTCGACTCTGGTTCGCTACCCGCCATTAGCTTTCGCCATGAAGTTGACCCCGTCATTCGGCTCGCGTGTGACATCTACATCAGAGACCCGCACGGAGCGCGCGGCGCGTGGTTGGACGACCTCCAAGTCAGGCTCGCAACTCGATCCAGTCTGCGCGGTCACCCCGGTGCAGCGGAGATTGCAGGTCAATGTTGGTCGCGTCTCTCTTGTTCCTAGGAATTGTCTTCCCGCGACGCTGCATCGTTACCTTCTCGCATCAGCTGGTCATTCAACACGTGAACGATGGACATGACCGCATCGGCCAGCGCCCGCGAGTCACTGATTGACCCGTAGAAGTAGATCCTCGATCCTTCAACCCGAACCTCGGCCAGCGAAAGTTGGGACGCCAGCGCTTCGCACTTCATCACGAATAGCTCGGTCCAACGGGCGCCGGGCGCAAGATCCAACAATGCAATGATGGCCTCGTCGACAGATGAGTCGACATGCTCATGTAGCTGCGGCACGTCGAAGCCAACGATTCTTGGAAGCATGGGGGCGCTCAACGGCCTGTCCTCTCCCTTATGGGTGATCTGAGTATCACCCACGATACGCGGATCTACAATCTGACCGCCCCACATCGAAGTACCCACTTGGGTGCTGGCTTCTCTATCGCTTTCCTTCTCCCTTTTGGCAGGAGGATATATCGTAATGCCCAATCGGCGCTGCTTGATCTCCACGCTTGCACAGAGCCGGAGGCACCTACGAATGGCTTCTATCCGCTTAAGGAGAGACTGTCTAAGTGCTTCAATGAAGTGCGCACGTTCAGCGCCAGATGAGCTATCCGCATGAGCAAGGCAATCCTCCAATTTAATGACCTGCAGGAACTCTGCCAGCCGGGCAAGAGGCCTAGGCTTGCCACTGTGATCCGATGGGCCGACGGATGCGGCATCCGCTTTCTTTATGACGGAAGCGGCGGGATCTGGACGACTATGCACGCGCTCAATGGAGCGCTCGGCCTAGCCGGAGCAAAGCCGCATCTCGATCTGTACGACCCAAGTGATTTCTGAGTCTGAGTAGGCGACGGTCAATGCCTACCACCGTCCCCTGCTCTCGGGCTTTTCTTTAGTGAACTCAGCGTTGCACCGACCTGGCGGTTCGCCATGCCGGCCACGCCTCGCCAATCACGTCCAATGCAGATTTCAGGAAGAGCAGAGCGATCACCGTGCCTGCTGCGATGTCCGGCCAGCCGCTTCCGGTCAGCGCAACGCCACCGGCAGCCACCAGTACACCGATGTTGGCGGCGACGTCATTGCGAGAGCACTCGAAGGTACTTTTCATGTTGATGTTGAGCGCGCGGAACCGCCACAGCAGTGTCAGGCACACCAGATTGGCCACCAGCGCGATGGCTCCGAACCCCAGCATCAAGCCACTGGAAGGACGCACGCCGTGGATCAGCTTGCTGACCACCTCCACCACGATAAAGACAAAGAAGGCCAGAATAAGCAGCCCCTTGGCGAGGGCTGCACCAGCCTCCCAGCGCGCGCCCCGATTCACTGCCCACAGGCTCAGGCCGTACACGATCGCATCGCCCAGCATGTCCACTGCATCGGCCTGTAGGGCACTCGAGCGCGCCACAATGCCCGCGCCGAACTCGATGAAGAACATCGCCAGGTTGATGATGAGTACCGCCACCAGTACGCGCCGTTGCGCACTGTGAAGGGCCAGCGCTTCCAGTTCCTGGCGCTTGTGGCCGCAGCAGTGGTCCATGGGTGTCTCCCGCCAGGCTGTGGCCGGGCTTGAAAAGGGGTGGGAGAGTCGTTATCAACCCTGTAGCCCCTACAAGGTCAAGCTCATGCCCAGCCACCTCACCATCGGCCAGCTGGCCCGCCAGACCGGCACCAAGGCCGAAACCATCCGCTATTACGAAAAGATCGGCCTGCTGCAGCCGCCGTTGCGCTCGGAGGGCAACTACCGCTACTACGGCGCGCAGGACCAGAGGCGTATGTCGTTCGTGCGCCGCGCCCGCGAGCTTGGCTTCTCCATTCAACAGATCCGCGAGCTGATTGCCTTTGGTGAACAGCGAGAGCACGAGTGCAGTTCGGTGGACGATGTGGTGAAAGCGCACATCGCAGACATCACGCGCCGTATCCAGGACCTGCAGGCGTTGCAGGGCGAGCTGGAGCGGATGATCGGCAATTGCCCGGGCGGCCGCGTAGCTGATTGCAGGGTGCTGGAAGCCCTTCAGCCGCAGCCTGCCGCTTGACCTTGTAGCCGCATTAAGGTTTACAACGCCGGGCTACTTCGCCACCGCGCGGCCTTGCCGCCTTGACGACCCATGACCCAGCTGTCCCATCCGCTTGCCTTGGCGCTGAGCGCCGCCCTCCTGTCCGCCGTAGCCCCGGCCAGCCGAAAGGCTCACACAGAGGGTAGCGTTGCTCCGTATCTCGCTCCGCTGATGGTCATCACCTACCTATGCCGCCTGCGCGGTATTGAGGCTGTCACGCTGACAGATGCGAACAACACCGAGGTTGGCATTGTTTGCAAACGGCGCAAGGGCAGCAAGGACAATGTGACCGAATGGAATGATGATCTACGCCTTTCGTGGAATGTCCTGGATGGACTTCGCAAGGAGGCGATGGAACGCCACAAAAGGCCAGTGCAATTGCAGCCCGATAAGCGCCCACTAGTGGTAAGCCAGAAGGGCTTGCCGCTGACCAAATCCGGACTTGATTCCGCTTGGCAGCGGCTAATGGATTTGGCTACTAGCGGGGAGGATCCACTGTTGAAGCCGGGGGAGGAATTCACCCTGCACGGCCTCAAGCATCGCGGCATCACTGACAGTGAGAAGCCGGAGGACGGCGGCCACAAGAGTGCAGCCATGCGAGATCGATACGACCATCGATTGCCGGTCGTGAAACCTGCGTCGCTCCCTGACTTTTCAGGATCGTTTTCAGGACGAAAAGAAAAAGGCGCCATTGATGGCGCCTAAGTCGTTGATGCAATTGGTGGGCCGTGAAGGATTCGAACCTTCGACCAAAAGATTAAAAGTCAGTAGCACGACCTCATACAATCAACAATTTACGCATTGAATTTTTTCCGGAATCCTGCCGTGGAACCGCTGTCGCGGCTATGATCTTCGAGCTATTTTTCCGGCCCCGGAACTGCTATCGCCCGAGCTAAGGAAGGTCTGATCAAAGCGCTCTGATGCTTGGATTTCAGCGTCAAGGCGCCAAGTCGACCTCGATATGATGGATTTTGCGCCGTTTCTGACGCTTTTCGACGGCTTTCCCCGTCCAACAGACGGATTAACCCGTCGGCAGCAACAGACGTCGCCGCGCCATCCACAGATTCGACAGCGCGAACAGCGTCAACACCTGCGCCGTGTTCTTCGCCAACCCGCGATAGCGCACCTTGGTGTAACCGAACTGCCGCTTCACCACTCGGAACGGATGCTCCACCTTCGCCCGCAGGCTGGCCTTGAAGTGCTCCCAGCGTTCGGCGTATTTGCGATCACGCTTGTTCTTCATCGCACGAAGCTTCGACGGCTTCTCCGCGATCCAGAACGCAGCCTCCACGCCTTGCAGCTCCTCGCGCTTGTCCGCGCCCGTGTAGCCGCTGTCGCCGCAGATTGTGTCTTCCTTGCCGTGCAGCAGCTTGTGCACCTGCGTCACGTCGTTGACGTTCGCCGCCGTGCACTCCACGTGGTGCACCAGGCCCGACTCCTCGTCCACGCCAATGTGCGCCTTCATCCCGAAGTGCCACTGGTTGCCCTTCTTCGTCTGGTGCATCTCCGGGTCGCGCTTGCCGTCCCTGTTCTTGGTAGAGCTCGGTGCCGCAATGATCGTCGCATCGACGATCGTGCCGGCCTTCAAGCTCTGGCCCTTGCGCGCCAGGTGCGCGTTCACGCGCTCCAGGAGCTGCGGCGCCAGATCATGCGTCTCCAGCAGCCGGCGGAAGTTGAGGATCGTGGTTTCGTCCGGGATGTTGTCCAGCCCACTCAGGCGGGCAAAGCGGCGCATCACCGGCATCTCGTACAGCGCCTCTTCCATGCCCAGGTCGCTCAGCGCGTACCACTGCTGCAGAAAGTGGATGCGCAGCATCGTCGCCAGCGCGTACGGCTGCCGGCCACGCTGGCCCATCTTCGGGTAGTGCGGTGCGATCAGCGCCAGCAATGCGTTCCACGGCACAACCTGCTCCATCTCCGCCAGGAAGATCTCGCGTCGCGTCTTCTTCCGCTTGCCCGTGTGTTCCGCGTCCCCGAAGCTCAGCTGCATCGTCGTCATCCGTCGAACCTTGCGCTATTGTCGCCGAGGAATTGTTCAGAGCATCCCTAATTCAGCCTCATCACGCTCGGGGAAATAGAGCATCGCCCGACCTCATGAAGTCCGGCAGAGACGCCAATTCTGCGCAATACAACCCCGAATTCGCGCCCTTATAAGGCAGATACTTTCATATCAATCCCAATTAAAACAATCACTTTCAGATTAAGTCCTAGCAGCCCGCTATAGATCCACCCAGAAAACTTGCGAAGACGCCGCGAAAGCCTAATCTAATCACTCCACCACAGCCCGCGCCCTCCAGGCGTTTGAATCTATAATGAGACCTTTAACCTACATTGCAGCAATTACAGCCCTCCTCGCATTTTCGATAATACTAGCAAGATACTACCCAGAAAAAGCATTTGTTGGATTTGGACTACTGCTCACAATCTTCGGATCGGCCACCTCCCTAGTGTGCGCCTTAGTTGGTGCGCGAAGAGCAAAACTAGCGCAGCACCTAACGCCGGAGGACTTCCTGCCTGCCGAGACGCCACCGTCCTATTCATTCAAGGACGAATCCGAGATCATGGGCCGCGAGATTGTTAACTTGAATTCACTCAACAGTCGCATCGAAGGGCTGAACAATAGACTCACCACTTTCCAATCTCTGACAGAGAAAAAAATTCAGTTCATTGATAGGCGCTGTGACATCAATCTAGCGATTGTGCGACATCACAAGGAGGTGCTCGTTCCTAAAGCCATCGCATCAACTGCAACCTTCGCTTATCTATCCTCATGGCTGACAATGCTTGGCGCCGTCATCCTAGCCTTCCCAGACAGCAGCCGGGAAATAGTTCTGCAAATTAGCAACTCGGCGAGCTACATAATCGCTGAAGCCCTACATTCAATTGCAAGCTGATTAATTTTTTGCAGTAACCACTCCATTTTAGAGGCGCCGCGCAGTCGATTTCAGCTTTCGCTGAGATCGACTGGCGCTGGCTACCAACTCGGCACATCACCAGGTCGTCGAGAAGCTGCAGCTGCACAAGCCAAATGCCGTCCCGCTTTGTTGCGTGAAGCTGATAGACCAGCTGCAGGTCGCCCTACCCCATCCAGCCGAATGGCGGTGGCGTGTTCAACTTGGCAAGCCTGTTGGCGCGGATGGCTTCCCGCCAGCGGTTGATGGCTGCCACATCCTCGCGGAGCCGCGCCTCATGCCTGGCCACCCACAGCTCAGCGCCGGCGCGCCCCTGCGCATAGCTGGTGCATCGCAGGGAAGGGCCACCAGGGCCATTGCGGTGGCGATCCAGCAAAGCGATCCAGGTCTCGTCGTCAATGCGTTGTGACATGGCGACCACCCACACCCCATCGCAAGCAATCACGGTCAGCGGATCACTTGGCCAGCTGGTAGAGCGTGTCGTCCAGTAGAAGTCAGTGGGCAAGGGCATGGGCGGCAGGATACGAGTCCGCGTCTCAGATCCTGTGACGCCAACCGGTGCCGGCATGCGTCGGGCACAAGCGCCGGCAGAACGGCTGCATGGGGATGTGGGGAAGACCCTCCCCCCTTGATAAGGCAATTTTCGATGTGCCCACGGCAACAGGGTAATTCAGGTAACCACCCTCGGAAATCCCCCAAAAATCCCTTATATTTCAGATAAATAGAATTCTTTTCATAAGGTAATAATAGGGTAACCTTTGAGTAACGACGTTACCTTTCAAGAGGGTAACCAACGGGTCAAAAATATTCGTTTAAAATCAATAACATAACCTTTTTCGGCTTCAGAAATTACCCATAATTACCTCCTAAGGTAACCCCGATAAGCATTGCGGCAGTAGGGCCATCGGCGTTCGCCGCCGCTCGGGTTACCCGATTACCCCGTTCCGATGGGCACATCGAAAAGCGGCCAGCCGCTGAACCACGCCTTCAGGCGCCCTGGGACGGCCTGCAAAGGGCCTTTCCGCGCAGGGTTCCGCAGGGTCGACCGAAGGCTACGAACGCCGTGTGCAGCGATAGCGGGCGTGGCTTGGCCCGTTCTGCGGGGCATGCAGAAAAAGCACCCCATGAAGTGCGCAGGCGTGGCGGGGAGACGAGTGCGCGCGCCAAGGTCCGAAAGCCGAAGATGGGCCGAAAGGTGGCTGGCGCTATGCTGCCGCCCTCAATCAGGAGCAGCGAACGTGGACCCATTGCAGGAGGCGATTGGCCTCGCAATCGCCCAGATACCCCCCAGAGATACGAAGCGGAGCGTTCCCCCCCGCGAGTCATTGATGGCCCTTGCCACCGAAGCCCAGGAGTTCGTTGAGGCGACGCGCAACGCAATGGCGGAAGGAGCTGGCGGCCCAAGGACCAAGAAGCGGGTCGTGGTCTGCGGACTGCTGGCATATGCCCTGGACATTGCGTGGTCGTGCTGCCATCTGTTGCGTACCAGGCCGATGGAGACCCACATCGCGGTGCTCACACTCTGGAGACCGCTGTTTGAAACCTGGTCACGCGCAGCGTTCTTTGCGATTGAAGCCACTGAAGATGAGATTGATGCATTCCGCGATAAGGGTGCCGTGCCACGCCGTCCGTGGCCCTCCAGACCGGACAAGCCACAAGACATCAACCCCCGACTGATCGCCAGGCTCATTGGCCCGAAGATCGCCCCAGATGATCCCGAATTGCTTAACAGACTTGCCGACGAAGTGGCGGACTGGCATGCCCTGGTACACGGCGGCGCAACCGTTGTGGATATCTATGATGGCGGCGACACGCTGCAATCGCAGGTTAGCCCGGACAACATGGCGCTCAAGGTCAATCGTGTCGCCGTCGTCGCGTTCCTTATCGGAATAATTGCGCTCAATCTGTCGGTCGATGAGGGCAGGCGTAACGAGGTGGAGGGCATAGCTGCCAACCTGGAAGCCAAGATCCGAGCGTTCCAGGCCCGCTGGCCGCAACATCTGCCGAGGGGCGAGCATAAGGAAACAGAAAGCCGCCCGTAGGCGGCTTGTGTGGTACTGGTATGCGGGAGGGTTACGGGCTGGGCAGTCGAGAGCGCGCCACATCGAAGTAGTGGCCGGTCATCTCGATGCCGGTCCAGTTGTAGCCCTCAGCATCCGCGGCTACCAATGTCGTGCCGGAGCCGGCGAAGGGATCGAGGATGCGCCCGCCCTGCTCGCAGATCCGCACCAGCTGGCGCATGAGGTCGGTCGGCTTGCCGGTGAGGTGGTGCTTGTCCGACTTACGCACCGCTTCGCGGAAGACACCCGGCAGCGTTGGCGCCGCCCGGCCCAGTGGCATCCCGCCCTTGCTGCCCCATACGACGTACTCAGCCTGGTTGGAGAAACGGCCGCGCTGAGGCCGCACGCCGCCCGTCTTGTCCCACACCGCCACACCGCGCCAGGTGAAGCCGGCGCACTGCAGCGCGTCGGTGGTCAGCGGCAGCTGCCGCCAGTCGGTGAACAGCAGCACCGGCGCACCATCCCGCAGCACGCGGTTGCATTGCGCCAACCACAGCTGCATCCACGCCAGGTGCGAGCGCTGGTCGCGTTCATCGCTGGGGAAGTCAGCATGCAGATATGGCGCACTGCTCTGCATGTACTTCTCGTTGGGGCTGCGCTGGCGAGCAGACGCATGGACGCCGCCGCTTGCATACGGCGGGTCAGTGATGAGGGCGTCGAAGCTGTTCGCCGGTAGGGTCGGCAGGACGGCCAGCGCATCGCCGTGGATGAGTTCGTTCTTCATGGGTAGAGCCTTCTTCGTGGTGTCGCTCGCGGCGATCCGTGGAGAGGCTCTGGGCCTTCATATGGTTCATATCCCCGCACCGGGGGCATTTCATCTGTAGGTCATAGTCGCCTGCGGCCTTGGCCAGCAGGCGAGCACACGCGCCGCAGCGCAGGTTCTGACGGCCGGTCATCATGCAGCCGCTCCCAGCTCGAAGGGATCGAAGCGGATCACGTCCTGGCCCAGCCATTCATTGATCGCCGCAATCCGCGTCTGCAACGGGGCGAGCTCCATCGCCGCCCACACCGTGGCCGCATCGCGGATCGACCCAAACCCGCCACTGTTCTGCGGCACGATGCCCAGCAGCTGCGGCGGTACGCGGAGCGCCGCCAGCATGTCATCGCGCGTCACGCTCTTGATGCCGGCGAACTCATCACGTGCGGCTACCTCACTGACCGGAATCACCTGTAGGCCGTCCTTCTTGCCGTTGGGCGAATGCACGAACAGGTTCTTGAAGTTGCCCGGCCCGCGCGATTGGCGCAGTGCGTCGCGCAATGCGTCCACGTCCATCCCTTCCGGCTGCGGATCGGTCATGTAGAGGATGTAGCCGGCGTGGGAGCCGTTGTTGTAGTACTTCCGCCGGAACAGCGTGGCCGACTCATTCAGGAGCGCTGACTGCACAGCTGGCATCCACTCGGGCACGCCGTAGATTTCCTGATCCGCGTCGGCCTCGCGCAACTGGAACACTTCGCCACCGGGGAACTCATGCTCCACGCGCCCAGCGCGCACCTGGAAGAACTCACCATCGTTCACCCCCCTGCGCACGTACTGCGCCAGCGGCACCGCCAAGCTATGCGCAGCGCCGGACATAGCACGACGCCGCTCAACGTAGGCCATGCCGAAGGTGGTGTAGTCCAGCGCCAGCTGCGAGAACGCCTCGCGGCTCAGCAAGCGATGCGGGCGGAAAGTTCGTACCAGCATGTTGCGCTTGAACGTGAGGCCGCTGTGCAAGTACGGATTCGCGCGCGTGGTGCGCGACAGGCCATATAGATCCACGGGAGGCTCGAAGTAGCGACCGTTCTTCCAACATTCGAGGTAGTCGAGGATGCCGCGCGACTCCAGCACGGGAGTGGCCTCGCCGAACGTAAACGCCTCGATACTCGGCGGCGTCGCAGTGGCGCCCTGGTCGGTGTCTGTCATCAGAAAATCTCCATGGTGCCGCGTGCTGCAGCACCGCCTTCCAGCGGTTCGTTCTGCAGGGCGTGCATGAGTGCCCACGCCAGATCGGCGTGGCCGGTGATGCGCGAGCGGCCAGCGGTGTATGTCACCTGGCGCCCGCTCGGGGTAATGGTTTTCTGGATGGCCAGCAGCGATTGCGTCAGGTCCGTCCAGCCGGCGTCGTATTCCAAGCGCTCGTTCTTGATGACATCGAACGCCTTCAGCACCAGCCGGGTTTTCACTTCGGGCGAGTAGTTGAAGACGGTCACGCCAGGGAAGAACTGGCGCACCAGCTGCGCCACGCCCGTACCCATGCCGGTAGCGTCGATGCCGATATAGGTCACCCAATACCGCAGGGTGATCTGCTGAATGAATGCGGCCTGCGCCGCAAAATCCATGCCCTTGAACTGGTGGCGTTCCAGCACGCGGAACTTGTCACCGGGCACCAGCGGAGGGGCCAGCACCACGATTCCCGCGCTGTCGCCCGTCTCGGCAGGGTCATAGCCGATCCACACCGCGCGGTCGCCGTAAGGGCGAATGGCAAATGGCTTGAAGTCGTCGGCCCAATCCACCCAGCTGTCGACCTGGCACGGCTGCAGCATCGTGAGCGGGAAGACGCTGGCGCTGTCGTCCACGAACTCGCACATCAGCAGGTTTGCGAACTCCTCGGCGCTGTAATCGCGGCGCAGTTCCTCGATATCGAACAGATCGCAGCCCCGGCCTGCCGCGTCCAGCACGGTCACGATCTGGCGCCAGATGGCATCCTCGCAGCGGCGGCCGCCCATCAAGCGCGCATGGCTCACGTCCAGCTGGATCTGCTGGGACACCGGCCGGCCCTTGTTGAAGCGATCACCGGTCCAGAAATCGAACGCTTCGTGCGCCATGGTGGATGGCGTGCTGAAGTAGGTCTTGCGCCACTTCTTGTGCATCGCCATGCCGCTGGCGACCTTGTTCAGCTGGTTGAAACCGTAGGTCCAGAAGAACTCATCGAAGTAGAAATTCCCGTGGTAGCCCTGCGCGGTGCGGGCGTTCGTACCGAGGAAGAACAGTTCTGCGCCGTTGGCCAACGTGATCGGATCGCCGGTCAAGTCACGGTCCAGCACCTCGCGCACAAACCCGCGCATGTAGCCGAGGAAGATATGTGCCTGGCTCTTGGATGCGCTGAGGAAAATTTGATTACGGCCCGTGGTCAGCGCATCGATCAGCGCCTCGCGGGCGAAGTAGTACGTGGCGCCGATCTGGCGCGACTTCAGGATGATGCGCGTGCGTTCGTTGCCCGCCCGGTACCAATCGCGCTGGTAGTCGAAACATCCATCCACAAACGCCGTTTGCAGGCGTCCGATCTCTTCATCGCTGAATTCGTTCTTCCGCGCCTTCTTCTTCGGTGCCGCGTTGCGATTGGCCACTGCAGGATTCAGATCGGCCTCATTGCCGCCGCCCTGGTAGCGCTGAATCCGGGCCTGCCGTTCCAGCTGGCGGTGGAGCAGATCAATCTCTTTGAAGTCGCCGCCGGTCTTTTCCTCTTTATGGATAAGGATGGCCAACCGCGCTTCCAGTGCCCCGCCGATGCGCTCGACAGTGTCTGCGCGGTCCCATTCGTCGCGCGCCTTCCAGCTGTGGACGGTCTTCTCTTTCTCGCCAATCAGGTTGGCGATATCGCACACGCGCCAGCCCATCCAGTAGAGGAATTTGGCTTGGCGTCGTGGATCGACGTGCAGTTTTTCGGCTAGGCTGCTCACGTGAACAGGTTGCCCGGCGTCACGCGCGCGCGACACGAAAACCCCACGTAGAACAGCGGCTTACACATCGTTCGCGTTGCCGCCGACTCGCCCTCATTCGACCATGGGTCATCGCATCGAGAACTGATGCGCACCGACACCAGCAGAGGGCGAAATGGCCAGCAAAACCAAGAAGCGTTCCGAGTTCTTCCGTGTGGCCGTCGAAGGCGCGACCACCGATGGCCGGGTGATCGAACGGCAGCAGATCGCGGACATTGCCGAGACCTATGATCCGCAGGTGTACGGCGCCCGTATCTGGCTGGAACACTTCCGCAGCACGCTGCCGGACAGCCCGTTCCGTGCCTATGGCGACGTGCTGGCGGTCAAGGCCGAGGAAGTGGACATCGCCGGCAAGAAGAAGCTGGCCCTGTTCGCGCAGGTCGAACCGACCGATGACCTGGTCGATATGGTGAACGTGCGCAAGCAGAAGGTCTTCACCAGCATTGAGATTTCGCCGGAGTTCGCCGACAGCGGCAAGGCGTACCTGTTCGGCCTGGCAGTCACCGACTCGCCGGCCAGCCTCGGCACCAGCATGCTCGCATTCTCCGCGCAGAACCCCGACAGCAGCCCGCTCAAGGATCGCAAGCAGGCACCGGAGAACCTGTTCACCGAGGCCGCCGAGACCATCATCAAGTTCACGGCCGAGGATGAGCCGGAGGCACGCCCCGGCCCGGTTGCCGCGTTGCTGTCTAGCCTCGGCTTGGCCAAGAAGCCCGCGCCAGCACCGGCGAAGGAAGATCCCGAGTTCAACGTGGCCGAGTTCGCCACCCAGCTTCTCGGCGCGGTGGGCGAGCAGGATGCGGCCATGGCCAAGCTGGGCCAGGACAACCGCGAACTGCGCGAGCAGGTGCAGGCGCTGTCCACTCAGGTCAATGGCCTGCGCAAGAAACTGGACGAAACCCCGCAGTCCTTCACCAAGCGCCCGCCTGTGCCGGGTGGCAAGGACGTGGATACCGCCAACTTCACCGACTTCTGATCGGCCCCACCTCTTTCACGATTCCGGAGCTACCCCATGCGTACCGAAACCCGTCACAAGTTCGACGGCTTTACCCAGCAGATCGCAAAGCTGAACAACGTCAGCGGCGTCGCCAACACCTTCTCCGTGGAGCCGGAAGTACAGCAGCGCCTCGAAGCGCGCATGCAGGAAGACAGCTCGTTCCTGCAGGCGATCAACATGGTCCCCGTCAACGAACTGAAGGGCGAAAAGGTCGGCGTCGGCATCAGCGGAACCATCGCCGGCCGTACCGACACCAGCGGCAACGGCGAGCGCAACCCCACCGATCCGAGCGCACTGGACTCCAACGTGTACGAGTGCCAGAAAACGGACTTCGACACCGCGCTGACCTATTCCCGACTCGATGCCTGGGCACACCGTCCCGAGTTCCAGACCCTGATCCGCGACGCGATCATCCATCGCCAGGCGCTGGACCGCATCATGATCGGCTGGCACGGCACCAGCATCGCCAAGAACACCGACCGCAAGGCCAACCCGATGCTGGAGGACGTGAACAAGGGCTGGCTGCAGAAGTACCGCGAACATGCCCCCGAGCGCCTGATGCGCGAAGGCAAGGAAGGTACGGGCAAGATCAAGGTGGGCGGTACGGGCGCCGACTACGGCAACATCGACGCGCTGGTGTTCGACCTGGTCTCCAACCTGATCGACCCGTGGCATCAGGAAGATCCGAGCCTGGTGGTGATCTGTGGCCGTCAGCTGGTCCACGACAAGTACTTCCCGATCCTCAACGAGGACAACAAGCCGACCGAGAAGGTGGCAGCCGAACTGATCTTGGGCACCAAGCGCATCGGCGGTCTGCAGCCGGTCATCGTGCCGTTCTTCCCTGCCAAGTCGCTGATGGTGACCTCGCTCAGCAATCTGTCGCTGTACTGGCAGATCGGCGGACGCCGTCGCCACATCATCGAGCAGCCGAACAAGAACCGGGTCGCCAACTTCGAGTCGTCCAACGATGACTATGTGGTGGAGGACTACGGCCTGGGCGCCGTCGCCGAGAACATCGAGTTCGGTTCCTAAGCCATGGCCGACTCACCCGCCAGTCGCCACGTGAAGCGTGCGCTCGCCGCCAAGGAGGCGGCGCGCACCGCCGGCAGCAACCTGATGGAAGGGACCACCATCTACCAGCAGATGCAGGTGCGTCTGACGGCCGACCGCGCCCGCCTGAAACAGATCCAGTCCACCCAAGGCAAGGCCCAGCTCAAGGTCGCGCTGCTGCCCTCCTACGCTCCGTATCTGGAAGGCGTGCTGTCCGCCAATGCCGGCGGCAAGGACGACATCGTTTCCACACTGATGCTCTGGCACTTCGATGCCGGTCAGTTCGATGCCGGGCTGGACATTGCGCAGTACGTGCTTGCCCACGGGCTGGATATGCCGGACACGCACAAGCGCACCGCAGGTTGCGTGGTTGCCGAAGAAGTCGGACAGGCCGCCGTGAACGCGCTCAAGACCAGTGCGCCGTTCGATCTGGCTGTGCTTGACCGTGCGGTGGCGCTGACCGATGGCCAGGACATGCCCGACGAAGTGCAAGCCCGCCTGCTGGTGGCGCGTGGCCGTGGCCGTCTCGCAACGGATACCGACGACGCGCCGCTGGATGCGGAGGCTGTCGGCCAGGTCATCGACGACCTGCGCAAGGCCATCCAGCTGCATGACGCCTGCGGCGGCAAGGAAGACCTCAAGCGCGCCGAGCGCCTGATGAAGAAGTTCGACGCCAGCCAAGCCAACGACTGACGTCACACCGAGCGTACCCCGCAACCCCGCCGGCTCGGGGCCGATCACCAAGACCACTCTCCCTTGGTGTGACGCCCCGACCACCGGCGACCTACGAGGCCACCATGAGCAGCTTTGTTGCCAACGCATCGCCGGTCCCCAAGCAGCCCAACGTCACCGCCGGCGCGTTCTGGCCGGAGATCGACGTGGCTGTGCTGCGCGAGACGATCCGCGTTCCCGGCGACATTCAGGCACCGCGGATGCGCAGCACCGTGGTGTCGGCGGTCATGGACGTAACGCGGGAACTGGAAGCATGGCGGGCAGGCAAGGAAGCCGCCGGCTACGCCACCTTGGCCGACGTGCCAGCGCAGATGATCGACGGCAGCACCCGGCTGGTGCATCTGTTCCTGCGCGCGGTCGGTTGCGCCACCGCCGTCGAACTGCACGAACGCTACCGGTCCTACGACGCCACCGCACAGGGCAACCAGCGTGCGGAGGAACTGACTCCGACCATTGATGAGATCCGCCGCGATCTGCGTAACACCCTCTGCGATCTGCAGGGCTTGCGGCGGGTCACGGTGGAACTGATCTGATGCGCGTCGTCTCGATGCAGGGCGACACGCTCGACGCGCTCTGCCACCGGCACCTGGGCACTACCGCCGGCATGGTCGAGAAGGCGCACGCACTGAACTACGGCATCAGCTTGCATGGGCCGGTCCTGCCCATCGGCACAGTCGTGGAGCTACCCGACGTACCCGCACCGTCCACCGGCGCCGCGATGCGCCCCCTTGTTCAGCTATGGGATTGATGATGACCGAACCAACCTCTACCGGCAGCATGGCAGCACTGGCAACGGGAGTCGGCCTTGCGTCGATCCTGCCGGGGATCCAAACCGATGCGTTCCTGGGCGCGTTCGCCGGCGCCACCCTGTTCGTCGTGTCGGCCAAGAATCTGCCGATCTGGAAGCGCCTGGTGTATCTGGCCATCAGCGTCGTGGCCGGCTACCTGGGCGGTACCGAGGTGATGCAGCGCTTCGGCGTGGTGTCCACGGGCCTTGCCGCGTTCATCTGTGCGGCGGTCATCGTCACCCTGACCCTGAGCCTGATTGAGCGCAGCCGCACCGCCGATGTGACCCGCCTGCCGCGTGGAGGCTCCGATGGCTGAGTTCCTGACCACCGCCACGCTGCTGTGCAGCCTGGCCATCTGCATCCGCCTGCTGACCTACCGCCCGGCCCCCGGCGCCAACCACCGCCCCGCCATCGCCTGGTGCGCATGGCTGCTGATCGCCGCCACCGGCGGCCTGGCCCTGCAGATCATGCTGCAGGGCGCGCGCGCCCACGTCACCGTCTGGCAGCTGCTGCTACTGCTGGTCCTGCTGGTGGCCACCTATCGTTCGCGCGGCAACGTCGCGCACCTGTTCGGGAGCAACTGACGTGCTGACCGCCCCACTACTGGCGCAGATCATGCAATGCCCGCTCCCCCGCGCTCAGCGCTGGGTGGCGCCGTTCAATGCGGCGATGAAGCGCTTCGGGATCAACACCCCGGTGCGCGCCGCCTACTTCCTCGCACAGGTCGGCCACGAAAGCCTGAGCCTGTCGCGGGTGGAGGAATCGCTCAGCTACAGCCGCGAGCGCCTGCTCGAAGTGTTCGGCAAGTACGTCGAAGGCCCGGAGGCGGCTGCGTTCGTCCACCAGCCGGCGAAGCTGGGCAACCGCGTCTATGCCGGCCGCAACGGCAACGGCAATGAGGCCAGCGGCGACGGCTACGCCTATCGCGGGCGTGGCCCGATGATGCACACCGGCCGTGGCAACTATCGCCACATCGGCCAGCTGATCGGCCAGCCGCTGGAAGAGGTGCCCGCCCTGCTGATCGAGCCGGAAATCGGCGCCATGGCAGCGGCGGCGTTCTGGCACGACAACCGGCTCAACGCCTACGCCGACCAGCGCGACGTGCTGAGCGTCAGCCGCGTGGTGAACCTGGGCAACGCCCGCAGCCGCGCCACACCGAACGGGATGGCCGACCGCACGGCACGCACCAACCGCGCCCTGGCCGTGCTGGGCGCACGCTGATGCTCTACCGCGCCCCTGCCATCGTGGCCCTGATCGCCGGCACCGCCGGCCTTTTCAGCTGCCAGCAGGCGCGGGTAAATCGCGCCGCCACGGCGCTGGACCGCGCCAACGCCGCCCTGGCCAGCGCCAACGCCGAGAAGAAGGATCTGGCTGGCAAGCTGGAACTGGCACAGGGCACCACTCGCGTCGTGACCGAGTATGTTGATCGCGTACAGATCGTGCGCGAACGCAGCGACACCATCACCAAAGAGGTTCCCGTCTATGTCACTCCGACCGCTGACGCCGCTTGCGCTGTGCCTGTTGGCTTCGTGCACATCCACGACGCCGCTGCGGCAGGCATCGCCCCCACCGGAACTGCCGGCGATCCTGATGCGCCCGCTGCCGGCGTTACGCTCTCTGCCGTCGCCGAAACCGCCGCAGCCAACTACGGCCAGTACCACGCTGCCGCAGAGCAGGTGACGGCGCTGCAGCACCTGGTCATCCAGCAGCACACCGCCCTGACCGAGTGCGCGCGGCGATGAAGAAGCCCCAACTGCTCCGCCAGCACCTGGTCGCGGCGGTGCCGGCACTGGCCATCGACCCTGAACGCCTACTGGTGTTCGTGGACGATGGCGGGCTGGTGGCCAGCTTCACCGCGGGCCTTTCCTTCCAGTACCGCTACACGCTCGAACTGATCCTGCGCGATTTCAGTGGAGCGCCGGAGGCGGTCATGGTGCCGCTGCTGCAGTGGCTTACCCGGCATCAACCTGAGCTACTGGCCAACCCCGAGAACCGCGACAAGCTCACCTTCGACGTGGACGTGCTCAACGACACCCTGGTCGACCTGGCCATACGGTTGCCGCTGACCGAGCGTGTGAGCGTCGCCCAAGATGCCACGGGCGCATTCCAGCTGCGGTATCTACCCGAGCCACCGACCGAATGGGAACACCGCCACTCGCTTGCCGGTGGCCCGCTGGTCGCTGAGGGCGAAGTCCTGGCAACGCTGCCGGCCATCATCGAATGAGCGAGGATCTGCAGCGCCTTGAGGCATGGGTGGCACCGCTGCTGCAGCGCCTGACCGCCGCAGAGCGCAGCAAGCTGGCGCGCAAGGTCGGTACCGCCCTACGCCGCTCGCAGCAAAGGCGCATCGCCAGCCAGCAGAATCCAGATGGCTCCCCGTTCGCAGTCAGGCGCAAGGCACCGCCCCGTCGGGCCAAGGCGGGCCGCATCAAACGCGGCGCCATGTTCGGCAAGATCCGGCAGGCCAAGCACCTGCGCATCCGCGCCAGCGGTGCTGAGGCCGCAGTCGGGTTCAGTGGCCGTGTCTCACGCATCGCCCTGATCCACCAAGAGGGACGCCCGGACACCGTAGGGCGCAATCGCAAGCTGCACGTCTACGCGCGGCGCCAGCTGCTGGGCTTCACGGACGCCGACGAACAGCTGGTGCGCGATCTGATCCTCGATCACCTGCAGGCCATGTAGCGTAAGCGGCGGCGCTACATGCCGCATTCCACGGCCTCGCGCGCGCGCGATGGGAATCTGGACCGGACCCATCAGCCGGTGCACCCGTGTCCTCTTTTACCGCCATCGAAGTCGATAAGCTGCCGGCGCCGGATATCTTCCAGCAGCGCACATTCGAGGCCATCTTGGCCGAGCGCCTGGCCGAGTTCAGGCGCCTGTGCCCCGACTACACCGCCCTGGTCGAATCCGATCCGGTGATGAAGCTGCTGCAGGCCAGCGCTTACCGCGAGCTGGTGCTGCGTGAGCAGTTCAACCAGCGCGCACGCGGCCTGTTGCTGCCCTACTCCATGGGCGCCGATCTGGACAACCTCGCTGTGCCGTTCGGCGTGCAGCGCAAGCTGTTGAAGCCGGCAGACCCGAAGACCAACACCCCGGCCGAATACGAGAACGACGCCGCGTTCCGGCGCCGCATCCAGTTGGCGCCGGAAAGCCTGTCGGTAGCCGGTCCCGAAGGCGCCTACATCTTCCACACGCTCTCGGCGCACCCGGACGTGCTCGACGCCAGCGTGGCCAGCCCGTCGCCGGGCAAGGTGGTGGTCACGGTCCTGTCGCGGCAGGGCAACGGCACCCCGTCGGCCGGTCTGTTGAAGACCGTCGAGGCCGCGCTGCTCAACGACAACGTGCGCCCGCTGACCGACTACGTCACCGTGGCTCCGGCCACCGTGAAGCCGTTCGAGATCCGCGCACGGCTGGTCACCTTCAACGGCCCTGACAGCGCCCTGGTGCTGGCCGAGGCGCGTCGCCGCGTGACGCTGTTCCTGCAGCAGACACAGCGCCTGGGCCGCGACGTGCCGCTGTCGGCGCTCTACTCGGCCCTGCACGTCGATGGCGTGCACCGCGTGCAGTTGATGGCGCCCACGGCGGATATGCCGGTGGATGCGCAGTCAGCGCCGTTCTGCACCAGCGTGGTGATCGAACACGGCGGCACCGATGCCTGACGCCGCCTCCCTACTGCCGCCCAACTCGACGCGTCTAGAACGCGCGGTGGAGCGCGCCGACGCCCAGCTGTCGGGCGTGCCCATGGTGCACGACACGCTCTGGAACCCGTGGAACTGTCCGGCCGAGTTCCTGCCGTTCCTCGCGTGGAGCGTGTCCGTTGATACCTGGGACAGCGATTGGCCCGAGCGCATCAAGCGCGCCCGCATCGCCAGTTCGTTCCAGATCCAGCGGCACAAGGGCACCGCCAAGAGCATCGCCGACCTGGTGGCCAGCTTCGGCGGTCAGGTCCAGATCCGCGAGTGGTGGCAGTCCACGCCACAGGGCCAGCCGCACACCTTCGACCTCTTTCTAACCATCAGCGGCGACGGCGGACAGGACTCATCAGCCGAGTTCGTGCACCAGATCGTTGACGCCGTGAACCGCACCAAGCCGGTGCGCTCGCACTTCACTTTCACCCAAGGCATTCAGGCCGACAGCCAAGTCGGAGACGTCGCAGGTGCCCAAGCGGCGGTTTATCGCCGCCTGACGATGACCGGAGATTGACCCCCATGCGCATGAAGATCACCACCGCTGGCCGCGCAAAGCTGGTCAACGCAACCAACACCGGCACCAACACGGTGCTGATATCCCACATTGGCCTCACTGCCACTGGTTTCACCCCCACTGCGGCCATGACGCAGCTGCCAGGCGAGTTCAAGCGCATGACCACCTTCGGTGGCAAGTCAGTCGCGGCCGATACCATCCACGTCACGCTGCAGGACAGCGGCGCGGAGAAGTACACGCTGCGCGGCTTCGGGCTGTACCTGTCTGACGGCACCCTGTTTGCGGTGTACGGGCAGGCCGACGCGATCATGGAGAAAGCCACCATCTCCACGCTGCTGCTCTCGGCAGACGTGGTGCTTGCCGATATCGACACAGCACAGATCAAGTTCGGCAGCACTGAGTTTCTGAATCCGCCGGCCACCGAAACCGTCCCCGGCGTGGTCGAGCTGGCAGACGGCAACGAAACCATCGCCGGCACTGATGCCGTGCGCGCAGTGACGCCGCGTGGATTCAAGGCTGGGCTGGACAACCGACTCGGGGCCAATGCACCAACGCCGTTCGTCAAGACGCTGCTGGCGCTGGCAACGGCCACGGCCATCCGCACCGCGCTGGAGCTGAAGAGCGCCGCGCTTAAAGATATGGGCCACGGTAACGGGCTGGACGCCGACACACTCGACGGCAAGCACGCCGCGGACTTCCCGCAGGTGGGGAAGGTTCAGCCGATTGATGCGATCCCCGGCAACTCGAACCAGGTGCGATGGATCAAGCTGGGCACGTTGCCCTGGCGCGGCCCTGCCGCCAGCATTCTGCTGCTGGAAATGACAAATGGCGCCATCGGCAGCCCGCGCTATGCTTGGGAGCAGATCGCTGCGTCTACGCGCACGTTCAGCGATACCACCACTGTGCTTACGCAGGCGGTTGTCGATGGCATGGTGCAGCACACGCGGATCGGCGCCGACTCTTCACTTGATCGCCCCAGCCGCCTGGGCTTGGTGCTGATGACCGATGCTGCGGGCAAGTCCACAGGTGTCGAGCTGTGGCTGCAACAGCGCGAGTACAACCAAGGTCATGCCGTGCGCGTGGTCAACGCAGCCGGCACGACATATCACGGTCCTGGCACGTTCGTCACTGCCGAGCCGCAGGGCATTATCTATGCCACTGTTCAGCCCCTGGCCTACATGGGCGACCTGCGGCGCCTGGTCGAGGCAACCGAGAATCGCTGGGGCCGTCGTCAGACCTTTGCCCTGGGCCTCTACCTGCCCAGCGATCAAACCGTGGACCTCGGGTTCGGCGGTGGCAGCTTGCGTGGAACGGATACTGGCAGTGTTGTGCTCGCCGCAGGGGCGGGGCCGACGGGCGAATCCGGTGGCTATGTCTACCTGCGCCCCAATGGCTCCGCGAACCCGGCCGGGCAGCTGGCTGTCTACAAGAACGGCTTTACCGAGATGGCGGGCGCCCGGATCGGAACCGGATCTGGCGAAGGGAAGGTGCTGTGCGAGCTGTACTCAGAGCGTCCTTGGCAGTTCAAACAGGGTGGCACCGAAGGCAATACGGCGCTGGAACTCCACGACATTACGGGCGGAAAGGAGTTCCGCCTTACGAACGTCGCCAATGACAGGCGGATCATTCTCAACCCGACGGGCGGCTGGGTCTATGCAGCTGAGTTCAAGGGCAAACTCACGGGCAACGCAGACACTGCCAGCAAGTTCGCCGCGCCGCGCACGATCAATGGAACTTCGTTCGACGGCTCTGCCAACATCGTAACCACGTCCTGGGGCGCATACCGCAAGGTCACCATCGGCAACACCGCCAAGACACTCAACGGCGGTGCTGACTTCTCCTGGTCGCTCGCGGAGATTGGTGCAGCGAGTTTGACCCATCAGCACAGTATCGGAGAGGTGCAAGGCCTTACGCAGGCGCTGGACGCGAAGGCCAATTGGCTGGGTGCGATCCAATACAAAACCTATGACGAACACCTGCAGAAGACCGCCTTCACTGCGGTCTATCACTCTGCTACTGAGGCACCCTCTGATGCACCGTTGAAGAGCCAGCACAACGTGCTGCACTTCGGGAGCATGTGGGGCCGTGCGCAGATCGCAATTCCCAACGATTTTGATCGTGTGTTCTTCCGCACGGGTACACGCACTGACTGGCTTGAACTGTGGCACACCGGCAACTTCACCCCGGCGACCAAGGCCAACCTATCGGGCGCCGATTTCACCGGTGCCGTTACTGCACCGTCATTCAAGGCGAGGTCGAACGGATTCATTGGCGGTGCCAAGTACGCCGTGCTTGCGCCCGACGCGAAGGACGGGGAAGTCCTGCTGCGGCCGAATGGCGGCGACTCCGTCGTCGGACAGCTGAGCGTGACCCTGGCTGGCGTGCGCTGGGACGGAAAGGGCATGTGGCACTCGGGCAACTTCGAGCCAAGCACCAAGGCCAACCGCTTCCCCGGCCAAGTCATCATGTTCGCGGGCAAGGTCGCCCCCAGCGGGACCCTGCTGTGCAACGGCGCCGCTGTGTCTCGCGCCACCTATGCCGAACTGTTTGCCGCCATCGGCACGCTGTACGGCGCCGGCGATGGGAAGACCACCTTCAATTTGCCCGCGATGGGTGATGGCACAGTCGTGACGCACACGAACAGCGCAGATGCCGTCGGCGGCTTCACCGCCGGTGAAGTGATCCGCCATGCCCACACTGCCAGTTCGGCCAGTGCCGGCACGCACAGCCACGCCATCACGGTCGCGGGCGGTGGAGCGCACTCGCACGGCGCCAGTGCTGCGGCTGCTGGTGAGCACGCCCACGGCGCATGGACCGATCAGCAGGGCCACCACGGGCACACCGGCGGAACCTCGGCGGCGGGCGAGCATCAGCACATCAGCCCATTCGGCGACCAGATGGCCTATCCGTGGGGGCAGTACGGCAATCTGGATCAGACGGGCACCCGCGCCAGCGGTGTCGATCACGACAACAGCTGGCCGCTCACGAACCCGGCAGGCAATCATGCCCACGCATTCACCACCGATGGCGCTGGCGCTCACGGCCACAACATCGGCATGAACAACGCCGGCAACCACACCCACACCATTTCCGTCGCGCAGGTAGGCGATCACGGCCACAGCGCATCGGCCGCAGATGGTGGCGCGCATACGCACGCGGTCACGGTGAACAACACCGGCGGCGACCGCAACCTGCCGGCCGGCCTGCGAATGATCTACTGCATCACCTACTGAGGAACGGAGAATGCCCAACGAACCCCGCTTTGCCCATGCCTTCGATCCCAGCACTCGCGCCTATATGGGCCCTGTGCGCCTGCAGCCGTCCCCCGACGGCACTTGGCACTTGCCGGACTGCACCGTGGGCGTGGCCCCGGCACAGGCCGCCGATCAGTGCCAGGCGCTGCGCCTGGCTGATGACGAGAGCCGCTGGGAGCTGGTGACCGACTTCCGCAACCGCATGCTGTGGGACAAGGCCACCGCAATGCCGGTCCCCAATCGGCTCTCCCTCGGCGAACCCTTGCCGAGCGGCGTCACGCTGGCCGAACCGATCCGCCTCGACGGCACCACCCCGCACTGCAACGCATGGGACGCCGCGCGAGGGGAGTGGACGCTGCAGCCCGATTACAGCGGCCGGCCGATCTGGAACAAGGCCGATGGCAGCTTAGCGGCGCCCCTGCAGCGTGGCCAACCGCTGCCCGACACCGTGACCGATCACGCTCCGCCCTTGGAGCGCAGCGGGCCGATCGCCTATGACGACGGCGCGGGCGCTTGGGTGGAAGCTGCAGGCAGCAATCCCGCTGCAGCACAGCCAAGCTGATACCGCCCCGTCACCCGGCGGCGCGATCTGCTCGCCCACCGTTGTAACGGCCCCATCTACCGCCCGCGCTCCGTGCGCGCGCGAGGGACCGCCGGGAACATGGGGGCATGGATAGCGCCCTGCCCCAACAGATCAACAACCTGCTGCGCGACGGTGTGGTGACCGAGGTCGACCACGCCCGGCACCTGTGCCGTGTGCAGACGGGCGAAGCGCACACCGACTTCCTGCCATGGTTCAGCGCCGCCGCCGGCGAGCTGCGCACTTGGGCACCACCGAGCAGCGGCGAGCAGGTGGCGCTGCTGTGCTGCGACGGCGACCTGGCCAACGCCATCGTGCTGCGCGGCCTCTACTGCGAGCAGTACCCGGCGCCGTCGACCAGCCCCAACCTGACCCTGGTCCAGTTCAAGGATGGCGCCGTGGTCAGCTACGACCACGACGCGCACGCCCTGTCGGCCGTTCTGCCCGTCGGCGGAACCCTGGCCATCACCGCCGAAGGCGGAACCACCATCACCGGCCCGGTGACGATCAAGGGCCTGACCACCATTGAGGGCAAGGTGGTGATCGCTGGCGAAGTCGAGGTTTCCGACGACGTGGTCGCCGCCGGCATCAGCCTGACCAAGCACAAGCATCCTGGCGTGCAGCCGGGCGGTGGCACTACCGGGGCGCCGGCATGATCGGCATGGACGCCCGCAGCGGCGCCTTCAGCGATGACCTGGCACACCTGCGCCAGTCCATCGCCGACGTTCTGACCACCCCCATCGGCTCGCGCGTGCAGCGCCGTGAGTACGGCTCACTGCTGCCGGAGCTGATCGACCAGCCGTTCAACGACGAAACCCGCCTGCGGCTGTTCGGCGCCACCGCCACCGCGCTGATGCGTTGGGAGCCGCGCATCAGCCTGACCCGTATCGACCTGGCTCACGGCGACGTGGCCGGCTCGTTCGTCCTCGACCTGCAGGGCCAGCTGGCCACCCCGAGCGGCGCATCGCGCAACACCCGCCTTTCCGTACCACTCCGCTTCCACACCCCCTAACCGAAGGAGAAGCCCATGGCCGCCAACGGCTACCATCACGGCGTACGCGTCATTGAAATCAACGGCGGCACGCGCCCGATCCGCACCGTCTCCACCGCCGTGATCGGCGTTGTCTGCACCGGCGAGGATGCGGACAAGGACGCCTTCCCCTTGGACCGGCCGGTCCTGATTACCGACGTGCTGAGCGCCGTCGGCAAGGCCGGCAAGACCGGCACCCTGCGCGGCACGCTGCAGGGCATCGCTGACCAGGGCAACCCGATTGTGGTTGTCGTGCGTGTGGCCGGCGCCGGCAACGACACCGACACCACGGCCAAGGTCATCGGTGCCGCAGAGGGTGGCCGCTACACCGGCCTGCACGCGCTGCTCGTGGCACAGGCCCAGCTGGGCGTGCGTCCGCGCATCCTGGGCGCGCCGGGGCTGGATACCCAGCCGGTCACCGCAGCGCTGGCCATCGTCGCCAAGAAACTGCGTGGCATGGTCTACGCCAGCTGCGCCGCAAGCGCAGACGTGTCGTCGGCCATCGCCTACCGCGAGCAGTTCGCCGACCGCGAAGTCATGCTGATCTATCCCGACTTCGTGGCCTTCAACACCGCCACCGCGTCTACCGGCATGGCCTACGCCGTCGCCCGTGCGCTGGGCGTGCGTGCCATGACCGACCAGCAGCAGGGCTGGCACAAGTCCATCTCCAATGTGCCCGTGGCGGGCGTGACCGGTATCAGCCGCGACGTGCACTGGGATCTGCAGGACCCCAATACCGACGCCGGCCTGCTCAATGCGGGCGATGTGACCACCCTCATCAACTCCAACGGCTACAAGTTCTGGGGCTCGCGCACCTGCAGCGATGACCCGTTGTTCCAGTTCGAGACGGCCACCCGCACCGCGCAGATCCTGGCCGACACCATCGCCGAGGCCATGCAGGTCTACATCGACAAGCCGCTGCACCCATCGCTGATCCGCGATCTGCTGGAGAGCATCAACGCCAAGTTCCGCGAGCTGGTCTACGCCGGCTACCTGATCGGCGCCAGCGCCTGGTACGACGAAGGCGCCAACGCCTCGCAGTCGCTGGCCAGCGGCCAGCTGGTGATCGACTTCGACTACACACCGGTGCCGCCGCTGGAAAACCTGCAGCTGAACCAGCGCATCACCGACCGCTACTTCGCCGACTTCCCGGCCCGCATCAGCGGCTAAGGCCGCATAAGGAACCCCTGCCATGGCACTGCCAAGCAAGCTGAAAAACCTCAACCTGTTCAACGACGGCCTGAGCTACATCGGCCTTGTCACCGAGTTCAAGCTGCCCACGCTCACCCGCAAGATGGAGGAATACCGCGCCGGCGGCATGGTCGGCCCCGTAGACGTCGACCTTGGCCAGGAGAAGATCGAGGCCGAGTGGAAGTGTGGTGGCCTGATGCTCGACGTGCTGCGTCAGTACGGCGCCGTCTCGCACAACGCTGTGCAGCTGCGCTTTGCCGGCGCCTACCAGCGCGAAGACACCGGCGAGGTGGATGCGGTCGAGATCGTCATCCGCGGCCGTCACTCGGAGATCGATTCGGGCACCGGCAAGGTAGGCGACGACACTGAGTTCAGCGTCAAGACCTCGGCCAGCTACTACAAGCTGACCATCAACGGCCGCACTGAAATCGAAATCGACATGGTCGGCATGATCTTCGTGGTCAACGGTGTTGACCGCCAGTCCGCCCTGCGCCGCGCCATCGGCGCCTGATCCCTTCCCCCTTTGCTCGGCCGCCCCGGCGGCTGGGCCAACCCTGTGAGAGACGCACCATGAATACCGAATCCAACACCATGACCGCCACCGACGAAAACAACGACCCGAACGTGATCGTGCTGGAAACCCCGATCCAGCGCGGCGAGCAGGTGATTCGCTCGGTTCGCCTGCGCAAGCCGAATGCCGGTGAACTGCGCGGCCTCAAGCTGCACGAACTGGCGCAGATGGACGTGACCGCGCTGGTCACTCTGCTGCCGCGCATCAGCCAGCCGCTGCTGACGCAGCACGATGCGTCCCAGCTGGAGCCGGCCGACCTGGTCGAAATCGCTCGCGTCATCGGTGGTTTTTTCGAGCCGAGGGCGTCGAAGCAGTCCCCGTCTGCGTAGAGGATCTGATGGCCGATATCGCGGTGACTTTCTCCTTCACCCTCACCGAGCTGTCGGCCCTCTCCCTCTATGAACTGATCCAGTGGCGCCAGCGCGCCTATGAACGAAGTGGAGCCCAGCAGTGATACAGTCCGCCCATGGACACCCTTATCGCCATCGTCTTTGTGCTGTTCCTGCTGGCCACGGTCGGCGGGTTGCTGCTGTGGGCGTTCAGCGCTGGATGCCGCTTCCTGGCCGCGCTGGTAGCCGACCCTACGGACACCACGACGCCGTAACACGCGCATCGGTTGTCGTCGCATGAGCGGCGGCAACCTTCGCCTGCAGGTGGTGCTGGAAGCGCTCGACCGCGCCAGCGCCCCGTTCAAGAAGGTCATGGCCGGCAGCAAGGGCCTGTCCACCGCCCTGCAGGAACAACAGACCAGCCTTCGCCGCCTCAATGCCGCCCAGCGCGACGTTGCGGCCTACCGCCAGCAACAGCAGGCGGTGCGCGCCACCGAACAGAGCCACCTGGCCGCGCAGCTGCGCGTTGCCGCCCTCGCGCGCCAGATCAAAGAGGCTGGCACCCCTACCCGCAAGCTGAGTAGCGAGTTCCGCCAGGCCAAGGCCGCCGCCGCCCAACTCAAGGGCCAGCATCAGCAGCAGTCGGTGGAGCTGCAGCGCCTGCGTGGCAGTCTGGACCGCGCTGGCATCAGCACGCGACAACTCGGCACGCATGAGCGCAAGCTGCGCGGCGACATTGCCGCCGCCTCAGCGCAGATGGAGGCCCAACGCACACGCCTGGCCGCGCTCGATGCGGCGCAAGCCCGTAGCCGCAAGATCCACAGCGCCGGCATGAACGCGGCTGCACACGGCACCGGCGTGGCACTGGCTGCGTTCGGCGCGCTGCGTGCGCAAACGCTGCCCATCGCGCAGGCCATGAGCTTCGAGTCGGCCATGGCCGATGTGAAAAAGGTGGTGGACTTCGACACGCCGGACGGCTTCGAGAAGATGGGCCGCGACATTGAGGAACTGTCGCGCCGCCTGCCCATGGTGCCTACCGACATCGCCAAGATCGTCGCCGCCGCCGGCCAGGCTGGCATCGCCAGCAACGAACTGACCCGCTTCGCCGAAGACGCGGCCAAGATGGGTGTGGCCTTCGACACCACCGCCGAAGACGCCGGCCAGACGATGGCCACGTGGCGTACCGCATTCCGTATGGGTCAGGACGACGTTGTCGTGCTGGCCGACAAGATCAACTACCTGGGCAACACCGGCCCGGCCAGCGTCCAGAAGATCAGCGAGGTGGTGAACCGCATCGGCGCGCTGGGCGAGGTGGCCGGCCTCGGCAGCGGCCCGCTGGCGGCGCTGGGCGCCACCGTCGCCGGCATGGGCATCGAATCGGAAGTGTCGGCCACCGGCATCAAGAACATGCTGCTCACGCTGTCCTCGGGCGATGCGGCCACGAAGCGACAGGTAGAGTCGTTCAAGAAGCTGGGCCTCAGCACCAGTGACCTGGCGCAGGCCATGCAGAAGGATGCCGGCGGCGCCATCCTCGACGTGCTGGAAAAGCTCAAGAAGCTGCCCAAGGCCGAGCAGGCGGCGACGATGACGCAGCTGTTTGGCCGCGAGTCGATCGGTGCGATCGCACCGCTGCTGACCAACCTCGATCTGTTGAAGGAGAACTTCGGCAAGGTCGCCGACGAACAGAAGTACGGCGGTTCGATGAACGCCGAGTACGCCGCGCGTGTGGGCACGGCCGAGAACGGTTTGATCCTGCTCAAGAACAGCGCCACCGTGCTTTCCCAGCGCCTGGGCAAGACGCTGCTGCCGACGGTCAAGGAACTGGCCGCGCGCGTGGCCAAGGTCGCCGACCGGATGGCCGAATGGGTGACGAAGAACCCGCAGCTGGTGGCCACCATCGCCAAGCTGGCCATCGGCGGTACTGCCCTGGCCACCGCGCTCGGCGGCTTGCTGGTCGCCGGCGGCGTGGGTGCCATGGCGCTGACGCAGATCCACAAGGGTGTGATGCTGCTCAGTGGCGGCGGTGGCATCGGCCGACTGGTTGGCCAGGTGCTGTCGCTGGGTGGCCGGGCCTTCCCCATGCTGCTCAATGTCGGCCGCATGCTGCTGCCAATGCTCGGCGGCATCAGCCTGCCGGTGCTGGCCATTGGCGCTGCCGTGGCCGTGGTCGCCGCGCTGGTGTGGAAATACTGGGAGCCGATCAAAGCATTCATGATCGGCGTGTGGCAGGGCGTGGTGGACGTGGTCAACCCGATCATGGCCGAGCTGATGACCGCGCTGGAACCGCTGGGGCCGGTGTGGGCGCAGGTGTCCGATGCCATGGGCAAAGCCTGGGCATGGGTGCAGAAGCTGTTCACCCCCTTCAAGGCCACCAGCGAGCAGCTGCAAGGCGCCACCACTGCCGGCCGTGGCTTTGGCCAGGTGCTGGGCCAGGTGCTGACCGTGAACCTGCGCATGGCCGTCGCCGCTGTCGGTTGGCTGGTGAAGGCGTTCACCTTCATGCTGCCGATCATCCAGAACGCTGTCGGCGGTGCGTGGACGTACCTGCAGGGCGCGTGGCAGCTGATCGTCGGCCTGTTCACCCTCAACGGGGACAAGATCCGGTCCGGCCTGACCGCCATGTGGGACGGCGCCAATCAGATCCTGCTCGGCTGGCCAGCGCGGATGATGCAGGCCGGCATCGACATGGTGCAGGGCTTGGTCAATGGCATCACGTCCAGCGGCAGCGCAGCGATGAATGCGGTGGCCAACATCGCCTCGGGCGTGATGGATCGCTTCAAGGGTCTGCTCGGCATTCACAGCCCGTCGCGTGTGTTCGCGCAGTTCGGCGACTTCACCATGCAGGGCTTGGCCGGCGGCATCGACCGGAGCCAGGGCGAACCGCTGCAGCAGGTGACCAGCGTTGGCGACCGCATCACGCAGGCCGGTGCCGGCATGGGCGAGCGCATGCAGCAGGCGGGCGTGGTCGGCACTGCCGAATCGGCCAGCCGGCTTGATGAACTGCGCCAGCGACGCATCGCCCGGAACGGTTCGAACGCTGACACCGAACGTGCCACCGCCAGCCGTGACCGCCTGCGGGCCGCAACGATTGGCGGCGAGCGCCTGACGCAGATCAGCGCCGGCATGACCCAACGCATGCAGGGTGCTGCGCCCGACGATGCCGGCCCCACCCGACGCATGCAGGGCGCTGCGGCCGAGAACGCCGGCCCCCCCCGACTGGACCAGCTGCGCGAGCAGCGCATCGCGCGTTTGGGCAACAACACCGACACCGCCCGCGCCACGGCCAGCCGCGACAGGTTGCGCCAAGCAACGGCCGGATTCGCGCTGGGCGCCGCTGCGCTGCCCGTGATGGCCGCAGCTGCCCCGGTGGTTGCCCCGGCAGCGGTGCAGCCCGCAGCGGGCAGCACAGGCGCTTCCAGCTACACCATCAACATCCAACCGCCGTCCGGCGCCGACTCCCGCGAAATCGCGGACCTGGTGCGGCAGGCCATTGAACAGATCGAGCGCGACAAGGCCACCCGACGTGGTGCCCGGCTCAGCGACTGAGGACCACCGCCATGATGATGACCTGGGGCACATTCGTGTTCTCCCTTTCCACTGCCGCTTACAGCGAACTGCAGCGCCAGATGACCTGGCGCCACGCCAGCAGCGACCGCGTGGGCGCCCGCGCCGCCCGGCAGTACGTCGGGCCGGGCGATGACACCATCAGCCTGCAGGGCACCATCGCCGGCGAACTGGCCACCGACATGCAGGTGCTAGACAAGCTGCGCGAGCTGGCCGACCAGGGCAAGCCGCAGGCGCTGGTGGAGGGCACTGGCCGCGTCTATGGCGCCTACCTGCTGACCAGCCTCAGCGAGACGCGACGCGAGCTGTTCAGCGACGGCACGCCACGCCTGATCGACTTCCAGATGCAGCTGGAACGCGATGACGACGGCGCCAGCGAGGCCATCGCATGAGGGCGACCCCATACCCGATTCCCGCTTGGCGGGTGGTGCTGGACGGCAAGGATCTGACCGACCGGCTGGCGCCCCGCCTGCTGGATCTGTCCCTGACCGAGAGCCGTGGCGATGAAGCCGATCAGGTGGATCTGCGGGTGCATGACCATGACGGCATGCTGGCGCTGCCGCGCCGTGGGGTCACCCTGCAGGTGGCCATTGGCTATGAAGGGAGCGGGCTGTTCGACAAAGGCACCTTCAAGGTGGACGACGTAGAACACAGCGGCTCGCCCGACATCATCACGATTCGGGCGCGTTCGGCCGACCTGACAGGAGCGGTTCGTCGCCGGCGCGAGCGTAGCTGGCACGACACCACCCTGGGCGACATTCTCGGTGCCATCGCCGGCGAGCATTCGCTCCGTGCGTCGGTAGCCGCGGATCTGGCCAGCGTGCCCATTCCACACCTCGACCAAGCCAACGAGAGCGATATCAACCTGCTGACGCGGCTCGGCAAGCGCTTCGACGCGGTGGCCACGGTCAAGGCCGGAACGCTGATCTTTGCCCCCATCGGTGCAGGAACCACGGCCAGCGGCCAGCCGCTGCCCGGCGTGCGGATCACACGGGCATCCGGTGACCAGCACCGCTACAGCGTCGCCGACCGCGAGAAGTTCACCGGCGTTCGTGCCTACTGGGGCGACCGGCGCGCAGCGCGGCGCACGGGCGTGCTGGTGGGCACGTCCGATAACGAGAAGAAGCTGCAGGCAACCTACGCCACCGCGCAGGAAGCGCGGCAGCACGCAGAGGCGGAATTCAAGCGGCTGGACCGAGGCACCGCACAGCTGAGCTATCGGCTAGCCTTCGGCCGTGCGGATATCTACCCGGAGCAGACGGTAACTGTCAGCGGCTTCAAGCCAGAGATTGATGGCACCGACTGGCTGGTGGCCAAGGCCACACACACCATCGACGGCAGCGGCGGGTTCGTCACTTCGCTGGAGCTAGAACGTGGCGGCGAGAATACGCCCTCAGCCGAGTAGCAGTTATCGCAAATGGCACAGCATGGGTCTTGCTAAGTACCGAGACGAGACGTTCAAGTCCGCACTAGGTCGTGCCGATCTTTATCCCGGCAAGACGGCGAAGGTCGCGCGCATCAATCCCAAAATTGGTGGCACGGACTGGCTTGTGGTGAATGCGACGCACACCGTTAACGGCGGCGCCGGATTTACCCCTCCCCTTGAACTTGAACGCGGGGCAACGGCGTAGGCGCCTGTCGCGTTTGCCTCTACAGGCGCCGTTGCCACGGTCGATATTTTGGCCGACAGCGAGTATCAGCTGTCCGATGTTCAGCTCGAGCGTTTCCGGCCGCCCTTGTTGCGCGAACCGATCTGGAAACTGACATCGCCCTGGGTCACCGAACCCGCATTGACCTGGCCGGAATTGTCGCCGCCCACCATCGGCGCCGCGCCCGCTTCGGCGTGCTTCGCAGCGGCCTCCTTCGGTGCCGTCAGCATCAGCCGCACCGCAAAGCGCATTTCAGGCGATGCCGACCGGAAGCGGGCCAGCATCTCGCCGTCCTCGTCGTCCAGCTCTGTCGGGAAGCCGGTCAGCACGTACCCAATGTCCACACCGAGCGCAGCCAGGTCGTGCAGGTAGGCGGCGGTGGGGGAGTTCACGCCTGTCTCGTAACGCATCTGCGTGTTCTTGTTCTTACCGGCGCGCGAGCCCATTTCCTCTTGGCTCAAGTCCAGCCGCTCGCGCTCCGCACGCAGCCGTGCGCCTACGCCGAGTTTTGGATCTTCAGTAAGTGACATTTTTCGAACTCTCCATGTTGACTGGTGCGCTTTTTCGCACTATCGTTGCCCCAAGTACACAATAATCACACTTTGGTGCCCGATATGTCCAAACCTGTCCTAAAAACCGCACCCCAGGTGCGAGAGGAACTCGACCAGAAGGGCATCTCTATCGCCGAGTTTGCCCGCACCCACAACCTCGACCAGCGCGCCACGTGGCTGGTGCTGTCCGGTCGCAACAAGGGTCGTCGCGGCGAAGCGCACAAGGCCGCAGTAGTGCTGGGCATCAAGGCCGGCACCATCGATCCCGCGTCGAACTGAGGGCCGATCATGTCGTCGCACAGCGCACGCAGGAAGGTGGTCTTTCGATGCCCGTTCTGCCATTCCCCTTTGGTGAAGCGCACCAGCCACCTGAGCCATGACCATCTCAGGCACGACTCGTTCAACTGCACCAACCCGGTCTGTTCTGCCGCCTTCACTGGGCACACCGAACTGACCGGCGTCGCCAGTCCCAGCGGCCTGCCTGATGCACGGCCGACTGATCTTCCCCCAAGCCCCGCATATGCCCGCGAGATCGCCCAGCGCGCTCACCGCATGCAGCACAGCGGCAACCAACCCGATCTGCTGGACGCATTGCCGCTCCCCGCCGACCACTGAGGTAACCAATCATGGCTGTTCTTGAACTGGCGATGCTCTCGCCAATGGCGAAGCTTTGCCTGCAATCCACTATCCGGCACGGCGGGTTGGTGGTTGGCGCTCGCGGCTACACCGGCCGTGACGCCGAGGCCGAGGCCGAGGCCGGCGAAGCATTCACCGCTGCGCCCGTGTGGCAGTTGATGGCCTTGGGCCTTGTGCGCTGCGCCCCCGGCAATGACCGCCTGCTGGAAGCGACTGATCGCGGTATCGAGTTGAACGACTGCGGCGTGGTCGAAATCAAGACCCGGTCCGAAGGGCTGGGCCTGATCGGTGCCGAGTCGAACCAAGGCGAGGCCGCCCCATGAGCCAGCGCGACGCATGGTCGACCGCACAGGTTCCCTTCCTCGTGCCCGGCCCTGCCGGGTACGTGCCTACGGATCCTGCCAAGAAGGCAGAAGACGCCGCCACGCTGGCCGCGCAGGTGGCCGCGTTCCGCAAGGCAGGCGGCAAGGTCGAAGTCATCACCGAACCCACCTACCGCCCGCAGAAAAGCAGCAAGCGCCGCAGCGCGAAGGCCTGAACCGATCATGCAAGAAGACATCCGCCAGCAAGTTCTGCAGCGCATCGAGCGGGACTACGGCCTCAAGCACCGTCCCAGCACGGAATACATGCGCGGCGGCAAGTGCCCCGCCTGTGGTCAGAAGGAGCTTTACACCAGCTTCCAGAATCCGTGGGTGCTGCGCTGTGGCCGCCAGGCCAAGTGCGGGCATGAGGTCAGCGTCAAGGATGTCTACGACGATCTGTTCGATGACTGGTCAAAGCGCCACGAACGCACGGAGACGGCGCCGCACGCTGCGGCGGACGCCTACCTGCGGTACTCGCGCGGCTTCGATCTGACCGCGCTGCGTGGCCTCTACACGCAGGAGAGCTACTTCGACCGCAAGTCCAGGGAAGGCACCGCGACGGTACGGTTCCCGCTGACCAAGGGCGGCTATTGGGAGCGCCTGATCGACCGCGCTCACCGCTTCGGCAAGCAGAAAGCGCGCTTCATGCCGGGCCAGAGCTATGCAGGCGCCTGGTGGATTGCCCCCGCTGCGGCCGACATGCTGCCGACCGCGCGTGAGGTCTGGATCACCGAGGGCATCTTCGACGCTATCTCGCTCCTGCAGCATGGCATTGCGGCTGCATCCGGTATGTCCAGCAACGGCTACCCCGAGGAATCGCTGCGCGCCCTGCGCGACCTGCGCGACCTGCGCGGCGGCAAGCTGCCGGTGCTGGTATGGGCCTACGACAACGAGCCAACCGCACGTGATTACGTGCGCAAGCATGCCCGGCGGGCCGAGTCGCTGGGCTTCAAGAGCCGTGCAGCACTGATCCCACAGAAGCCGGGGAAAAAGACCGACTGGAACGACCTGCATCTGCGCGCGTCGACCATCAACGACGCCGACGCACGCCAGGCTCAGTGGGATGCCGACATCGCGGAGGCGCGCTATCACGGCGACGTGCTGCTGGCGAAGTCCGCCATCGAGAAGGGCCTGCTGATGTATGCCCACACCCAGCGCCGCGAGTTCCACCTTGAACACCGCTCGCGCCTGTTCTGGTTCAGCTTCGATAGCGTTAAGTTTGACAAGCTGTGCCAGGAGCGCGCCAAACGTAAGGAAGACCCGGACGAGGAACTCGACGCCGACGAGGCCGAGAAGATCCGCCGTGCCTGCTGCAGCGTGGAAGAAATCGCCAACTGTTATCCAGAGGCGCTCTACTTCCAGAGCCATGAGGTAACCGACGAAAGCTGGTACTTCTTCCGCGTCAGCTTCCCGCACGATGCGCCGCCCGTGAAGGGCACCTTTACCGGTGCGCAGGTCGCCAGCGCCACCGAGTTCAAGAAGCGCCTCATCAGCATGGCGCAGGGCGCGGTGTTCACCGGCACCGGCCACCAGCTGGATTGCATCATCCGCGACGTGCTGTATGACATCACCAAGGTCCAGACCATCGACTTCGTTGGCTACAGCGAGGATCACAAGTCCTACATCCTCGGCGACGTAGCGGTGCGCGACGGCGAACTGAGCATTGCCAACGCCGAGGACTACTTCGAGTTCAAGAACCTGCGTGTGAAGTCCACGCAGAAGTCGATCCGGCTGGACATACAACGCGACCCTGAGAAGCAGCGCAACGACTGGCTGGCGTGGCTGTGGATGTGCTTCGGCACCCACGGCATGATCGCGCTCACGTTCTGGTTCGGCTCGCTCTACGCCAACCAAATCCGCAGCGCGCACAAGTCGTTCCCCTTCTTGGAAGCGACCGGCGAGGCCGGTGCCGGCAAGACCACGCTGCTGACGTTCCTGTGGAAGCTGCTCGGCCGCAGCGATTACGAAGGCTTCGACCCGGCGAAGTCATCCAAAGCCGGCCGCGCCCGCGCTATGGGCCAGATTTCTGGCATGCCGGTGGTACTGCTGGAAGCCGACCGCAGCGATGCCGACCGCTCGCACGCCAAGTCGTTTGAATGGGATGAGTTGAAGGATTACTACGGCGGCGGCACCCTCGCCACGCGCGGCGTTCGCAATGGCGGCAACGACACCTATGAGCCGCCTTTCAGGGGCACCATCGTCATCAGCCAGAATGCCGCCGTGGACGCCAGCGAGGCGATCCTGACGCGTATCGTCAAGCTGCACTTCCGCAAGCCGCAGGTCACCACTGAAAGCCGCATCGCGGCCGACAACCTCAACGCCTTGCAGGTGGAGGAACTAAGCCACTTCCTGATCCGCGCCGTGCGCGCCGAAAGCCAGGTGATGGAGAAGTTCGGGGAGCGCGTGCGCTTCTACGAGGGCAAGCTGCGCGAACGCGGCGAGCTGCGCATGGAGCGTGTCATCAAGAACCATGCGCAGATGCTGGCGCTGTTCGACGCCCTGCGCCTGGTGATAGATATCCCCGACGAAATGGTCGTTGCCACCCGCGAAGCGCTGGTAGCAGCGGCACTGGAGCGCCAGAGCGCAGTCAGCGCCGATAACGCACTGGTCACTGAGTTCTGGGAGGTCTACGAGTATCTGGAAACCACCAACGGCGGCATGCCGGTGGTAAACCACTCGCGCGATCCGTCGCGGATCGCCATCAACCTCAACGAGTTCGCCGCCAAAGCAGCGCACCACTCGCAGCAGCTGGCAGACCTGAAGGTACTGCGCACGCTGCTGCGTGACTCGCGGCGGCACAAGTGCCTGGACACAAACGTCGCCGTGAACAGCGCTATCCGTCAGGGCACTATGGGTGCGGCTGCAACGGTCAAATGCTGGGTGTTCAAGGCATGAACACCCTCATCTCAAGCCACCTTCTTCGCGGCCGTCTTCCGGGGCTTCGGCTTGCGCTTGACCGGCTTGCCATCGCTGTCGATCGGTACCAGGCTCAGGCGGAAGCCCAGCGAGTTGGCCAACTTACTGAGGTTGCCCATGGTCGGGTTGCCCTCGCCGCGCAGCATCTTGTAGAGCGTTTCGCGGGCAATGCCAGTGGTGCGTGCCAGGTCCGCAATGTTGCGAGCCTTTGCAACGATGCCCAGGACGGATGCGATGAACGCCGCATCGTCGGGTGCTTCTTCCAGAGCCGCTTCGATGAAGAAGGCGATGTCCTGTTCGTCACGCAGGTGTTCGGTGACGTCCCAATCGTGCAGCTGCACTTTGTTGTTCATGGTGTTCTGCCTTATTCCTTGTCTTGTGTCGCGTATGGAGTGCTGCTGGCTGGCCGGTCAGAGTTGACCGGCCAGCTTTCGAGCCTGCTCTATGTCACGGGGCTGGCTGTCTTTATCGCCACCGCACAGCAGGATGTAAGTGATGCCGGCGCGCTCGGTGTAGTACACGCGGTAGCCGGGGCCAAAATCGATCTTCAGTTCGGCGACACCGCCAGTCAGCATGCGGTGCTGGCCGGGGTTGCCCTGTGCGAGCCGTTCGATACGGACTGCGATGCGCTGCCGGCCCTGCCGGTCGCGCAGTCCCTTGAACCATTCGTTGAACTCGGTGGTGGTCTTAATCGTCGCCATGTGTCCATTATAATGGACACATTCGGCCTTTGCAACGCCCCGAAATATCGCTTGACAACCGTGCGCAGTCGGAGCAACCATTCTCCCGTCGCCGCACAATCGGCGACCGGGATTGGCGTCCCGAATCCACACGGCGCAACAGCGCCCATCAGTCGATGTCAGGCGCTTTTTTCTTGCCCTGCATCGCGCTGGGCTTGCCTGCCTGTTCTATGGCGGGCGGTGCGCGGGGACCGCAAGGTCCGCCGGAACCGTGTGTCCGGTACGCCAACCCGCACCGTCCGCCCCCCTGATTGGCGTCAGGGCGGCGGTCTCCATCACACACACGGAGACATGCATGTCCCACGACACCCAAGTTGCGCCCGCTCACGCCGCGCGCCAACTCGCACACTTCTTCGGCCAGATCGCCGACACCACCGAATGGAACCACGCCTGCTGGCAGGGTCTCTTTGCGCGCCTGCTCGGCGCTGGGAAGACGCCGGCAGAGTTGACGCTGGGCGAAATCCAGACCGCCATCGATCAGGTAATGACCCGGTGGGCAGATTGCCAGGGCACAGGCCCGAGGGCGCTGTCATGAGCGCACACACCCGCAACGGCACCCGCACAGCGGCGGACGTGGTGAACGGCATCCACTTCCTGGTGCACGAAAACGACGTCGACCGTCTCTGGCAGGCCCAGCAGGCCATTGACCTGCTCGCGCTGCTCGACACCGATCAGCCCTCCCCCATCACTCTCGACCACATCGCCGCAGTCGCGGCGTACGTGGCGGAGGATCTGCGCCACGTATTGGGCAATGCCCACCGCGCCGACCAACTGCCAGCCGTAGACCTGGCTGAAACCCTGTAAGAACGGGTCCGGCCGGTGGCGCGCCAACGCCACCGCTGGGCCTTCCCACCACGATGCTCGGAGAAGAGCCATGTATCAGCAAACTGAGTCACCCCCAGCCGCCGCATGTTCGCAGGGGGCCGACACCGGACCCGCCGCGCAGGCTACCACGCGGCCGGAACTCACCCCGGGAGCCGACAACAAGGCTGTGCTGCAGTTCACCATCAGCCCCGATGAGATCGTCGTGACCGCGATTCTCGCCATGGGGCCGACGCGCTGCATCGAGCAGCGCTGGACGCGCCGGACCCGCAGCAGCTTTCTGCTTGCTGCAGGGCCGGTACTGTGGGAGATGGAGAAGGACGCCATAGGTCACGACCTGGCCGACTTCCTCGACCGCGCCGGCGTGCCCCTGGCCGTCGCCAACATGCTGCCGCGGCCTGCCAGTACCGCCGCAGCCGCGGCTATCGCTGCAGCAGCGCTGGAGGTGGCGAATGTCTGAGAGCAAGCCATGCCGATGCGCACGGTGCGAGACGACGCCCGCCAACGCCCGCCATTGGGTGAAGCACCTGACGCAGCAGGCCGAGTACGCAGCGGAACTACCACCCTACGAGCGTGTCGTTGGCCTGCATCAAGCCCAGCAGGCGCTGGCGGCCGTGCTGACCGCGCGGACCTCGCCTGCAGCCCAGCCGGCCTCTGGCCGGGAGGTTCTGATGGCTGCGGTGGTCGCTGCGGTGAAGCGTCACCGCTCCCTGGTGCACTCGCCGCACAGTGTCTATGCGACAGAACTGGCCGCTGCCAGCCAACAGGTCGACGCCGCACTGGCAGCACTTGCCGCCCGCGACTTCGATGCCGGCGAGGTGGTCAACGCATGAAGTACCACACAACCCAACGGCAAATAGCGGCGCCGTGGCCGATACCCAGCTGCAGGGCTGGGCATACGGCGCGACTGATGGAAGACCGGCGCAGAGCCGATGCCGGAGGCGGCCATTTCATCGAATGCCAATGCGGTCGCACCCACAAGCACCCCAGCGCACACCTGGCGTTGCAGGAGTGGACCCGCCTATACGGGCGCGCGACACCGGTAGCGTCCACAGCCAACAACGTAATCCAGCTGGGGCTGGGCCTGGGCGATAGAAGCACCGGGTGATGGACGACGCCACAGAGCAGCATCGGCGGGCCTGCGAGGCCCGCCACTGGATCAGGCAGGGCTACAACAGCGGCAGATGGGTGGACGAACTGATTACCCGCATTGCGGGTAGACGCGGCCCCGCTGCTGCTGAGGCCCTACGGGAAGAAATGCGCCGGCAGTGGTTGCACCGGCGCGATTGGATGGAGGCATCCGAGCTTTGAGCAGCCGCATTGTGCGATTCAACACCCTGCAGGAGCTGTGCACCCCGTACGGCCCCCCACCCCGGGCGGCAACCGTGCGGCGCTGGGCAGAACGGCAGGGTATCCGGTACAAGTACGACCGCCACGGCGGGATCTGGACCACCCTCGACGCGCTGAACGCGGCGCTGGGACTGGTCGACCCGCAACAGCAGGAAGGACGGGAAGAGGACAACATCTGATGACACGCGGCAGAAAACGGAAGTTCAACCCGGCCATACCTGGGCACATCGAGCAGGACGCATTGCCGAAAGGGATCTACTGGCACGACGACCGCTGGTTCGTCTACCAGGATCACGCGGAGGGCGGCCGGCGCGTCAAGCGCACGGTCGCCCACGCGAGCGCCCGCCTGTCGGATCTGCACGCCATCGTGGAGGAAATGCGGACAGGCGTAGGGCGCGGCACGCTGCGCTTTCTCTTCGACCGCTACCACGAATCCAGCGATTTCAAACGACTCGCCGCCGGCACCCGCAGGAACTACGAGGGCTACGCCGAGGTGTTGGCCACGTACATCCGCAAGGATGGAACGCCGCTGGGATCTATCCAGGTCGACCGCATCACAACACCGGTCGTGCAACGGCTGGTGGAGACGTTTGCTGCAGGCCGCCCAGCGAATCGCACCCAGCCCGCCATGCCTGCGTACCCCAGCAAGGCCAATCATTTGCATCGCTACCTGCGGCTCACCCTTTCGTGGGGTGTACGCATGGGCTACTGCAAGACCAACCCAGCCAAAGGCGTTCGCCAGGCGAAAGAGCGCGGCGATGCACGCATGCCGTCGCAGGAAGCGTTTCGCGCGGTACTGGCTTTCGCACGCGAACGTGGCGCGCTCCCCTCCAACGCCAAGGGCAGCTTTCCCGACTATCTGGCCCCGGTGATGATCCTTGCCTACAGCGTCCGCCTGCGCGGCATCGAGGTCTGTACGCTGACCGACGCGCACCGCCAGGCAGAGGGGGTGCATAGCAATCGCCGCAAGGGGTCGCGTGACAACGTGACGGAGTGGGACGCAGCGATGATCGAAGCATGGGAGCAGCTGCTGGCGCGGCGCCACCGCATCTGGAACCGGAAGGGCCGGGTGCGCCCTGTTCCCCTGCGCGCCAGCGACAGGTTCTTACTTGTGGAGCGAGGCGGCGATCCGATCACCAAGTCCGCCCTCGACAGTGCCTGGCAGCGCTTCATTACCGAAGCGATTCGCGTCGGGGTGATCTCCAAAAGCGAGCGCTTCGCACTGCATGGCCTGAAACACCGGGGCATCACGGACGGCGACAACAAAGCTGCAGGCGGCCACGTTACCGAAACGATGCGCCAGCGCTACGACCATGAACTGCCAGTGGTTCAACCGCCCGGCAGGAGGAACGCACTTGAGCGTGGAACCACTTAA